GAAATGGACAGGCCGATGATTGTCGTTTCTGTGCTGGCAGGAACAGTGTAGATGCTTGCAAGCGAAGTACCTACCCCTGTATCTGTCTCACTTAGAAATGCGTTTGCCATGATTATCCCTCTTTGGATATATTATAGATTGATTTTGGGGTTTTGTCAACTACCCTAGTGCGATTGCAAAGGAGATAGCGTTGGGGTCAGGGGGAACATCGGTGAATGACAGTGTTCCTGAACCGTTTGTTGTAAGAACTTGGTTAGCTGTTCCGTCTGAATTGGGGTACGCAAGACCTTCAATGGTGATTGGGTTTACAGTTGTGTTGCTAATCCCGTTGCCATCAATACGGATATTATCAAACTCGTAAATACCACCCGTAAAAGTAGATGAACCTGTAAAGGTAGATGTGCCTGTTACCTGAAACTCACCTGTGCCATCTGGTGCAACAGCGATATTTCCGTTGGATACAGATACTATGCTGTTACCGTTAACATCTAAGTCACCACCAAGCTGCGGAGTAGTATCAGACACAACGTCAGAGATACCACCTGCTGCTGCAGCTTCTAGGCTGATGTGGCCTGTGCTGTTATCATAGGTAAGTACATAGTTGTCCTGCCCTGCACCAACGGTCTGGTCTACATCAAACTCAAAGTTACCCAGCAACACGTTGCCTGTACCGTTAGGGTCTAGGGTAATGTCACCATCAGTATCGGTGCTAGAAATAGTGTTACCGTTGATGGTAATGTTATCAACGTCCAGTTCGTCAGCTACAGCTTTACCTGTTACAGTAACACCATCCGTGGTGGTTTCAAACTTCTTGCTATTATCGTAGTACAAGTCTACAGAGTCATTGCCATAGAACGTAGCGACAAACTCTGCACCAAACTTAACAGATAAACTTGCCGTATCAATAACGGTAGTATTGCCTGTATTTGTTTTAATAAAGGTTGTAGTACCCTGATGATAAATGCTTGTATCAGTAGTATCGCCAAGTTTAATTCTATCTGCTGAACCAGAACTATCGGGCAGCACAATGCTATTACCATTGGTGTCTAAATCACCACCTAACTGTGGGGTAGTATCTTCTACAACATTCTCAAGTTCATTACCTGTTGCTGCAGTTACACCAGCTACCTCAGTGTCTACATATGCCTTGATAGATTGTTGGGTAGCAAGGTGGCTGGCAGAGTCCGACAGCATGTCATCTTCATCTTTGATGGACGTGCCAGAGACTGTGCCGTTCAGAACCGCAGAGGTTAGGGTCTTATTTGTAAGGGTATCTGTCGTTGCACGACCAACAAGGGTGTCAGTTGATGTCGGTAGGGTAATCGTACCAGTGTTGCTGATGCTTGCAATAACAGGGGTGGTCAGAGTCTTGTTTGTAAGAGTCTGGGTTCCTGTCAGGGTTGCAACGGTAGAGTCGATGTCGACAGTCAGGGTATTACCAGAGCCAGTCGTATCGATACCCGTACCACCAGCGATGGTCAGAGTTTCGGAGTCTAGGTCGATATTTAGTGCGCCGCCACTATCGCCTTGAAAGTCTAAGTCCTGTGCAGTAACCTGAGAGTCGACGTATGCCTTGATTGACTGCTGGGTTGCCAACGCGGTTGCACTGTCGGACGACATAGTGTCTTCGTCGAGGATGTCCGTAACAGTGGTTGTTGGCATGGCAAGACCGTCGATGGTTGCCGTACCATCCAAGTATAGGTCTTTGAACTCCTTACTGCTAGAGCCGAGGTCAATGTCGTTGGTGGTGGTCGGCTCAATCACGCCGTCCTTGATAACAAACTGCTCAGTAGACGTACCCGATACATCGATACTGATTTCCACCTGATTGTTCGTGTCGTCAACAACAACCTTGTTCTTGGGTGTGGCAATGCCGGGGTCACCGATAAGCCCGATGACCGGACCCTCTGCTGCTGTACCGTCGTGTGCGTGACCTGTTGTGTTGTTGAACGCCGCAAGAATCTGGTCAAACTCATCATTGGTATGTGCGGCGGTAATAACGTCGCCGTCAGTATACGTCGATTGTCTGGTATATCCTGCCATTGATTATCTCCTTCCGCCCGGAGTGAACTCCAGTTGGTAGCCTTTCAGTGAAATTGGTGGTGAACCTGCTGTGTCGTCGAGTCGTACTGCAACAGTGAAGCCGCCCCCTTCGACACTCTGTCTTACAAGTGGTGTGCCGGATGAGCCGTACACGGCTGTTCCGTAGAGTGATGCAGGGTTGCCCAAGATAGCAACTGCCGCACCGGTTGTCAGAGGATAGGATGCAGGTTGAGGTGTCTCGCTGGAGTTGAAGTCGTAGCGAATACGGAAATTAGAATCCACGCCACCTTCGTTATCGTAGTTCCAGATAATACGCTGCATCATCTTCCGGATGCCAGCATCACCCATCGTGTAGTCCGGACCACGGTAGATAGCAGAGATGTTCGTGCCGTCGAAATCATCGCCCGTTTCCTGCTTGTAAACATACCCGTCGTAGCCGCCATGCAGGATGGTTTCTGTACCGCTGATAAAACCAGACACACAACAAGCAGGTTTGATGCCTTTGATGTCTGCGTACTCCCAGCCTACACCGCCCTCGATGCCAGCCTTGATAACACCGATGATACCCGGTTGTGAAGCTACGCCCCCTGCGTCGTCGGGGAAGAACAGGCGATACTGTGACTTGCTGCGAATAACCACGCTAGAGATGCGGTCCAAGTCGATATTGTCCAAGCGGGGCTGAATCTGCTTCGATACCGTACCCAGTTCCACGTCACCAATCTTCTCAGTACCAGCAATCGTACGCAAGCCATCTGGGGCTAGGTAGACGAGGTCACCAGCGATTTCCTGAACGCTGAAGCCGTCAACACACCCGATGTTACGGGTAACAGGCTGCATCTGGAAGTCTGCAATCGACGAACCTGCAAGGAAGAATATCTCGTCTTCACAGAAGATGAACAGACGGTCACGGAAAACCTTGAGGGCTTTTACTGCGCTGTCTACCTTCAGGGTACCCGCACCGTTCGCTGTCGAATAGTCTGTTTCGTCGAAGGGTGCGGAGAAAACTACCTCTTGGGGGTTGGTAGACATACCCGCAAAGAATACGTGATTCTTGAACACGGCGACGAACTGTGGGTCAGACGGTGCGTCAGCCAAGTCCGTAACAGCAGTGTTGTTGTACACGGAAGGGCTGTTTGCCCCGTCACACCACACAACCTTATCTGTATTGTCAAAGTTGAAGTTTACGAACGTGTAGCGACCAGCACTGGTACGTCCCGTATCGATACTTGTCCAACCACTTCCCGTACCTTTGTAAACAGCCGTACCCTTCGATGCAATCACTTGGTCTTTGTAGATGTGTACGCCGAGGATTGTACCCGTTGAACCGCCAATCTGGTTCGTATCGTACTTTTCGTACCCGTTAATACGGCGATATCCACCGTTGATATCCGGCTCGAAGTTCTGTAGCTGTAAGGCAGCACCCGGCGGGATAGAGAAGGTATCCTTATCCAATACCAAGCCACCGCCCAAGCGGACAACAAACGGGCTAAGAAGCGAGGTATCTGCCATTAAACTGCTCTCATGTAATCTTTCTTGTTAATCAGTTCGACACGCATACGGCTCAGACCACCCTCGTAATCCCGTAAAGCTAGTTGTGAAAACTGCACATCCGAACGAAGCATGTGAGCGTAGTATCGTGCGCGGTTGACGATTACGTCGTGAAAACGCTCTGGGATGATAGGGGTGTCGGTGTTGTTTACCATGTCCGAGTGGGTCTGGTAATAGTAGTACCGGATTGTGTAGGTTGACAGGTCAGGAACCGGAGACAAGCCAATCTTGTTGTCAGGTGTCTGGTAAACATACACAGGCAAACCCTCTGCATCACCTGTAGGGTTTGTGTCTGCTTCGTTGAACCGCTCTAGGTACTCTTCAAACGAAAGATACTGGAGAGTACGCTCCGATGTGGTTGCAGACTCCTGCACAGTGAAGCTGTCGAAATCTACGGTCTTGGCATCGGATGCACGACTGTATTCTGCTGTGCTGGCTGTGGTTGTAAAATTGTAGTTAACAACCGTGAAGGGCCACTCAACCTCAGAGTTAATAACATCCCGCTGGGCTTTGTTGATAAAGTCCTTAACAGAAGTCTGGATACCGCGAGTCGAACCAACCGTGGTAATCTCAACCTCGTTAATTTCTCTTAGGACAGCATTGATTAGTTCGAGATATGTCATGGCTTACCTGTTGGGGTCAAAGAACTCTTCGGCACTGACGGTTGCAACCAGCTTGTTTGCAGAATCTGCTGCTACAATTAGCTTATCAC